CATCCCTTTGTCCTCCAGAGAACCAAGTTTGTACCAATCCTGAACAACTTTCACATAACTCGGAATCTTGTGCTTACGCAACAAGTAATTCCGTTGATGTTCAGTCGTGTGCGACAACATGTTCATCAAATCAGAACTAATCATCTTATAAAGATCAGGCTGATGCGCACACAAGTTCAGGTATCCAATACTCTTCTGGATACGGTATTCACATTCCTTAGTCTTGGTCGCCATCTTCCGTGTTGCATCCGCCTTGTAATTGCTGTATCGCATAAGTAACTTTGACTTCTCATGCAACACTGCAAATTCCGGCACGGGCAAGCCAGCTAATGCAAAATCATTTGTAAATTCTGCACCAGGTTTCGGGTACTTACCAAGAAAGGTTTGACTGAAAACATCACTACCTGTCGACTCAACCCGTAATTTACACCCAAAGACACGTTCGGCAATCTCATATACAGCAGGCCAATCAATCTCTTCATCAGTGGCGACTATATTATCATCACTCATGTTAGCAAGGAAAATGCGCTCAAAGAATTCTCGAATAGGCCAATTCTGTGCCTTACTCACACTATAAACGATAATCCCATCATAGCCATGAGTGTTCTGCCATGAAGTGTTCGAACTTCCAGTTGTGCCGCCCCCACGTTTCGTGACGACACCACCAGGTGCAGTTGTATGCTTCACTGCCACTTCATCAGTCACATCGGAATATTCAGCCGCGAAACCTTCAATGAACTGCCACAAATCTGCACTTGTAGTGGCATCCCTCTCCACATCGCGCCATAAGTCAGAAATCAAATTGACAATATGACCGATTTGTTCCTGCTTCATACTCATGTCAATATGCTTTTCAATAGCAGCACGACATGGATGATTGCGGTAACCAGCTTTTCGCATTTCACCAACGATGGCGAAAGCATTGCCATTCAGATTACGGTCAAACGATTCCGCATCCAATGAATGAATATACTTGTAACGCGAAGCTTCACTAAACACAGCACCCAATGCCGCACCGTTCAAGGTCAATCCACATTTGCCAGCAGCGTCATGAGGTGCATGACGGTTGTTGATATCAAAATTCAACACACCCTGTTGCACATTCGCAATCAACGACGTAGCAACAACAGACCTAAGCTTACTCGGCTTAGTCAATAACTTCGCCTTCGGCACCACTTGTGACTTCGGGAAAGCATGCGCCAAGCTAGGATACCACTCACCGGTTTGAAACGGGAGTAACGCCATCTGAGCTATGGGACGCAACCACCGTTCCGTCCTCAACTCACTACGTTTCCTCAACGGTTTGTCAAAACCCACAAACGGCAATCCAGCGGAAAAATTCTTGTGTTTCATGAAATGTGAAACCAGCTTCTTGGGAT